ACACAATACAAAACGAAAGGGTTAGTAAGGTCTCCTTACGAAACATTATTCTAATGAGTAGAAATACAGAAAATAAAGAAGAAATTCTAAAGGTTCATAATAGAATAGATCTTATTGATCAAAAACTAGATACTTTAGAAAACAATCACTTAGCTCATATGCAAAAAGATATAGATAGAATTATATATATTATATCAGCTATTGGGTTAGGTTTATTAGGACAATTTTTATATTTATTAACTAAAAATTTATAATGAAATTTACTTTACTGATGCTTATGTGTTCATACGTTGCAGGTGAATGTATGGCACCATATCCTATGCCTACACAATATACTAATATGTATAGTTGTATGGAAGCAGGGTATGAAGAATCATTAAAGAAACTACAAGAAATTGGTCCACAAGATGTAAATGAACACGAAATTTATTTAAGGTTTATTTGCAAACAATATGAAGTACCTAAAGTACCAGCATAAAGTTGTACCTAGTTTGCTAGACATATTCGCCAAATACTTGTAAAAGGTATAATATGCTTCGCAAATCAATACTTATTATCAGTGATCAACACGCACCATATCATCATATAGATACACTTGACTTTTTAAGTGCAATCAAAGAAAAATATAAACCTGACTGTGTAGTAAACATAGGTGATGAAATGGATTGGCACAGTATATCCTTCCATGATTCACATCCTGGTTTATACTCACCTAGTCATGAGCTCGTAGTTGCTAAGAAGTTTTTTAAACAATTAGAAGAACTATTTCCAAAGCAATACGTAATGGATTCTAACCATGGTAGTTTAGTTTTTAGAAAAGCTACTAGACATGGAATGCCTCATGAAATCTTCAAGTCTTATAATCATATGCTTGGAGTAGGTAAAGGTTGGTCATGGCATGAAGATTTGGTTATTAAAGCATCTAATGGTCAAAAAATTTACTTCTGTCATGGTAAATATAAAGATGTACTAAAAGTTGCTCAACAATATGGTATGTGTACAGTTCAAGGACACTATCATACATCGTTCAAAATAGATTATTGGAGTAATCCAAATGAACTACTTTGGGGAATGCAAGTTGGGTGTTTAATTAACATGAAAAGTTTAGCTTTTGAATATAATAAATTACAAAAGTCTAGACCAGTAATAGGAACAGGAGTTATCATTGATGGGTTACCAATATTAATCCCAATGGTTTTAGATAAAAATGGCAGATGGAACAGAAAAATTACCTAGAGGTATAAGAAATAAGAACCCAGGCAATATTAAACTTGGTACTGATTGGGATGGACTGGCAGATGAACAATCTGATCCAGTTTTTTGTGTATTTAAAGAAGCTGTATGGGGTATTAGAGCATTAGTTAAAATACTTTTAACATACAGATTTCATCATAAAAGATTTACAGTAGAGAGCATCATTGAAAGATGGGCTCCACCAAGCGAAAACGATACAGATGCTTACATAGTATTTGTATGTAGACGACTTGATGTTAATCCTACTGACGAATTAAACAATACTATTGAAGATTATTTACCATTAGTAAAAGCTATTATACAAATGGAAAATGGTATGCAGCCATACGATGATGAGCTGTTAGTAGAGGGGATGTACAAAGCATGGGAAGGTTTACCGACAAATTCTACAGCTTCGTAGAAAGTATAGCTATTAAAATAAAAGTTTGGGCTTGGCATAAACGTGTCAACAGACTTTGGATTGAACGAAAAAAGAAAGGTATTAAATAATGTGGTTTAATTTATTATCTATGGGTGTTAAGACTGCTAGTCATATATACCAAAACAAACAAAAAACTAAACAATTAATGTCAGATGCTCAGATGAGACATGCTGAGAAAATGAGTACAGGTCAAATTGAATATAAAGCGAAAGTTATTGAGAGTAATGATAAGGGCTGGAAGGATGAGTTCGTATTGGTTCTTGTTTCCCTTCCTATTCTTGTATTGGTCTACTCTATTTTCACTGACGATCCTGAGATTCGTAATAGATTAGATATGTTCTTTGAGTACTTTAAAGAACTTCCTTACTGGTATCAGGCAATATTTATAGGAATAGTTAGTGCCATTTATGGTCTTAAAGGTGCTGACATAATGCGTAAACCTAAATAGCCATGGATAGACCAGACTACCAAGACATTATTAACGAATATAAAGAACAGGTTCGTGTTCTTAAAGCACAAATTTCAGAATTAGAAGATGCTTGTAAATCGAAAGATGCAGCACTTAAGAGATCTTTACAAAAACTTGAGTATACAGCTCAAGACTTAGATAAAGCTAACGATGAAATCAATGCTAAAAAACAATCACAATAAAGTAGGAAACTGCAAATGGTGCAGTAAAGACATATACTCTAGTGAAGCATATATGATTGTTAAACAAGAATACTCTTGTGTTAAATGTTTTAAAAATTCAGGACATATGCTACCTTTTTGGGGGAATAATGAGAGACACAAAGTTGCTAGAACAGCACGTGAAAAAAATAGAATACAAAGAAAAAGAAATGAGACTGTTTAAACATCTTAAAAAAGAAGTTGAAATAGGAGCTCATGGTACAAGAGATTACGTAATTAAAAAAGGTATCAATAAAGGTAAGATTGCAAAATGAAAATTAGCGAAAATACATCAGTAAGTATGCCTATTAGAAATATGATAGGTATTGTAGTTGCTGTTGCAGTAGGAGTGTGGGCTTACTTTGGTATAGTAGAAAGACTTAATAAACTAGAAACTGCAGATACTCTATTTGCTGCTGATCTTTTAAAAAAAGCTGAGCAAGAACCTAAGAACTTAGAGATGTATATGTTAATAGAACATCTTGCTGGTCAAATTGAATCTGTAGAAAAAGAAATTGAGGCATCTAGATATAACAAAGTTAATATAGATCACCTTAAAGAACAAATTATATCTATACAAAAAGTAATAGATAAACTTAGAAATGGAACACATTAATGGAACAAATGGTTATAGCTTTACTTATGCTGGTAAACAATGAAATTAAGGAAGCAAGATTGCAACCTGATTTAAGCACTTGTTTAAAAGGCAAAAGAATTGCTAATAGAGATGTGTCTAATAATGTAGAATATAGATGTATTAAATCTATGGCAGAATTAGAAGATAATATAGATGGTTCTAAATCAATAAAAAAACTTATATTAAATTAACTATAATCTCTTTCTATAATCATTTCAATAAAGTGTATAGCTTTTAACAAATCATCTTTACCACCTTTGTCCTGGTGTCTAATTATATATTTAATTGCACACCCTTCAGGAAATAGAAGTTTGTTTTCTACTACAAATTTACTTGGTTGAATTTTATATTTTTGGTAGTGACTACCTTTAATCTGTTTGTTCCAAACTTTGCTCATTAAATGTTAACCTGTATTTACCTTTATGTTTATATTCTTTTCTTGGTTTACTCAACACTCTATTTTGATCATCTCTTAAAGCATATAGATCTAACTTCATAGCAGCAGTAAATTTTCTACAAGCTCTTTCAGGATCTATGTCTGCATAATGACATATAGTTCTAAAGTCTATTGAGTTACCAATAAGCCACTCTATAGCACTACGTTTATCTATAATATAATATTTATTTAAACCATCATACATAGCATCATGTATAGCTTGGTTTATAACAGCTCTAAATAATATTAACTCAGGACTTTTCATCTATAACTTCATACGTCATTCGCTGCTCTACTGAGTCAGCTTCTTGCCAGTTTAAAGTTGTAGGATCTATAGCATTTAATATTTTGAGTGCTTCTTCATCTGACGTTGCATTAACAAATATTTCTGTATAAGCAGGAAGTATAACCCACTTCTTAAACTTATAAATCATATATTGTTTTTACGTCTACTCGCTTCTAATGTTCTAAATAGATCTATAATAAGACCTTCTTTATCACGTTTGTTTTCTAATGTAGAAGATTTAACTTCTGCTTCAAACAATTCATCTACTGCAGATTTATATGTATCACTTGCATAATACGATTGTTCTTTAGCAGATATACTTTTATCTTCTGAGTTACCAGTTATGTGTAATGCTTTTTTACGTTTAAGTAATCTATCAAGATACTTAACATTAGCATTAGCTTGTGCATTACTTTCATCTGTTTCAGATAAAAATGCTAACGCTTTTTCTAATCTTTGTTCTGTAATCATTCATTCTCCTTAGTTGGTTTACAATATGTTAACATAACTTGGTATTCTTCTTTATCTATTTTATAATACATATGTCCCCATACTTCTCCATTACCTTCTTGGTAATTTGGATTTTCTTTAAAATAAGTATTCTGTTCAACATATTCATCACAAGATTTATAGTCAATAAATTTCTCTTTAAGAATATATTTCATACCTAATTTTTGTGGATTAATTTCTTGTGGTATCATTAACATCATTAATAATTCAATCATAAAGTCCTTATAAATAAAAAGGCACTACTACAATGAAGAACCTTATATTGCAGTAATGCCTAGTTTTCTAACTCGAGGGAGATAAGAAACTGTTAAAATGGTGGATCGTCTGATAGTATTTCTTCTACACTATTAGCTTTAGCATCTAATACTTTTCTTACCAGATTATCAATTTGTTGAAACTCTGATTCAGTTGGTATTTTGCCACCTGACATATAAGAACCTATAAGATTACTCATAGTCAATCTGTATTTTTCTGAAAATTGATCAACAACATTTCTAACTGATTGAACTCCAGTAGCACTAACCATACTTGGTGCAGCACCAGAATTATCTGATACTTCACTTAAGCATTCTATTCTACTTGCAGTTTGATATTGTTTACCAGTTTTACTTGTTCTTACTGGCTGTGCATCAATTTTAAGTCTTGCTCCCTTCGGCCATCTTGATGAGCCTAAAGCTTCACCATATATAGTCATGTCTGTACCATCATCTTTGGTGATGTAAACAGTAACTTGACCATCATCTTTCTCGAATGCTTTTTTAAATGAGCATTCAAACGTCTCATGTTCCATATTTGTCCTTTTGTTTATTTGTTTTATTATATTTCCAAACTTTTGCATTTACGTTTTATAACTTATTTCCAAGTATCTTGCCATACTTTTCTTGCAAATACTTTAATTGGATCATTGTCGCCTTTACCCCATCTAAAGTTATCCATAACTAAAGGATACATTTTAACAATATCTTCTTTAGTTTCAGCTATATCTAGAATATGTTCTATAATACTCATAGCTTGTATAATGGTCTCTAAATGACCCTCTCTGCCCTCCATATCTACGCTGTAAACGTCCTTGATAGAACAATACAGCAACGCTGTCGGTTTATTAAAAAGGTCTTTGTAAAGGGCTTGTTGACGCAAATCAGCGTCTTTTGGATACCATCTGCTATCAATAGCACCAGATTTAAGTCTTTTAATGTAAGCAGTAGCTTTAGTATCTATGATTACATCATCAAACTCAAAGTCAGTTTTACCTATAACGTCATATTTTAAGCCATATTTTTCGCCAGGTATTTGTTTTTCATTTTGATAAGAAACAATCTTTCCAAATTGTGGAAGTTCTTTAACAAACTGAGTAGCAATTATACCAGACCAAAGGCATTCATCATCTGACTCATTACCATCATTTTTTAGGTATTCGGTTTTAGCATAATCTATGATAACCTCATCATCAGTGATTTGGTTTTGCAAAGCGTGTTCTGCTGCAGCTTCAGCAGTACTACCCATTATCATTCTGGCATTAGCTTTAGAATCAAAATCATATAAATTATTTATAATCCAATGAGGTGGACTATCAATAAAACTATTAGTTTTTGAAGCACTATGTCTATATTCAATCTTCATGTTTATCTCCTTATGGTTAATAATATTCAAAAGTATTGTAGTTCATCTTATAATGTATCTGTAGATATATTAAAAGGTAAAAGAACTGTTGGTAATAGTAACGAATATAAAATATATAATTTATGTATTTTACTTTCTTGGCTATTGCACCCTACACAAGTGTATGGGTGTAAGAGCACTATTGCTCGTTTACATAATTGTAATAAAAACAGAGTTTATAGACTTAATAATCTATACAATAAAAACAAAAAATTTAGATCTTTTGTTGATAATGCAATAGAAGATTATAAAGTATCTTATGCGTCAGATAGAAAAACCTGAGTTAATATCTACAATTTTAGACAAACGTAAAGTATGGTTAAATATACGTGAGTCTCGTTTAATGTATATGTTTCATAGAAAGCTCATATCTATTGAAGAATATGAAGCTGGATCTAGGTATCGTCTTATGTGTGAACTTCAAGGTGGTGGTACTGGCAATGTTCTTAAAGAACGTATTGATGGAACCAACACAGATTTTATTACATCATCTCTTGGAGCTGCACTTGCAGTCAAAGATGTAGATGATGAGATAGGCAAAAGACTATCTAAAATTATGAAGTTGTTTTGTCATTATAATTTTGGTATCATTGAGATAGCATATAATTTAAGTATGTCAGAACGCAGGGCATCTAACAACGTACATGAAGGACTATCTAGTTTAGCAATTTATTATGGCTATAAAAAAGTGCACAATACTATCAGAGGACAAGGCACAAAGAATCAAAGACAAAGAGTACCTAAAATGGGTAGCGTCTAACCCATGTATACTTTGTCAGAATACTCAGAGCCAAGCTCATCATGTTACTTTTGCTATGCCTAGAGGTTTCTCACAGAAAGTTGGAGACCAATATACTGTACCTCTTTGTTACCCTCATCATCATTTATTACATACAAATGGTATGAGTGAAAAAGATTTTTGGATAAAATTAGACATAGATGCTATTGAAATATGTCGTAGATTCTATGATCATTACCACAATATGTGGAAAAATAAGAACTTTTTTTATGACGATTCTATGTTATGGCGTACTGTGTACGATGAACTTGTACCTAAGATACAAAATAACGTTGATTTTTTACTGCAACCCAAATAACTAATAAGGATATCCTCGCCAGAGGTACGTAAATATGACTAAGATTTTAAAGTTTCCCAAAAGAATTAAACCTTACTCTGAGACTTTTTTGACTAATGTAAAACCTGCAGCTATTGGAGATTTTATTAAAGGTCAACACCCTGACATGTCAGTTAGAGCTGCCGATGCTATGGCTCTTGCAATTATTTACAGCACATATTTACAATTAGTATTTGATGAAGAAGGTCATAGAGTGCCTGATAACATTATGGATGCATTAGACGAAAACGATCATTCAACATTTATATGGGCTGCACATGACAAAAAAACGTTACACTAAAAAGAAAATATCTTTCTCACAAGATTCTCATACATTACCTTATGACAAATACAGAGTTGAGTGGGTTGACTGTGTAAGTGATTCAGGTTGGGCTGAGAAAAAAGAATTTACTAATATGAAATTAGCTAATCCTGTTAACGAAGGTTGGCTGTTCTCTAAAGACAAACATTCTATTAAATTGTTTGCAGCATATATTGAAGAAGATGGATCTTATACTTATGGAGATCGTACTAATATTCCTACATCTTGGATTGTAAAGATGACTAAAATCTAACCTACTCCTCCTTGGGCCGTTATCTAGTATCGGTAACCTTACAGAGTTTAAAACTAGAACTGCTTGTGTAAGTTTACAAGTCCGAATAAGTAGGTTAAATTTACAAGCCAGACAGTCTCCCATCTGGCTCTATCTATTTAGGACGATAGCTATCTAATTACATTTTATACTAAAATGTTAACCTAAAAAGAATACTTAAATACCTTTTGTAGTATACATATCATTTACTTTATCAGCTTCTTGTTGAGC